GTCGAACTTAAAGATCATATCACAATCTTCGTGTCTTGTCCAGTCTAAATGATAGTTTTCTACTATCACTTCAGTATCAGACACTTCTACGATCTTATGATTCTTTTGGCGATATGGTGAATCGGGTCCTTCACAGCGTTTGAAGTTCATTGACTGAAAACCATCATCGTGACGTTTCCAGATAATCTCCACAGAGACCCAGTTTGTTGGGTCTGATTGTGCCTGTGATCGATTTGTCCAATGACCTAAAATGTAGTCTTCAAACTTCATAGTATTTTCTGAACCCCTCACATGGTTATTCTAAAGTCAAATGAATCTTATGTCAAGTCAATCGTCATAGATTAAACATTCGGGTTCAGATGGGTTCTGATCACAGAACAATTCAAGATATGATGGATCGTGATGATCGCCTGCTTCGATTTCTTTTTTATGATGCTCTACATATTCTTCTAATTCATGCAGTTCGCCTTCGATATGGCGGCGCATCTGGGGTGAAACTGTAGGATCGTGTAGGATTTCTTTGTCCTTCTCGATATGTTGTTCGATACTGTCCATAGTACCTCCTAATACATTAATATTTATGATGGTTAGTTGGAGGGTCTTGGTATAGAATCTTTCAATAACAATGCCTCCGTCATCATTGTAGTGCCGACAATCTTGTGCGTCAATCCACCGATAACATATCTCCCACTATACTTTCGATCTACCTCTGTTGTAGTATTTCTTTTGTATGTTGCAGGAATAACTACGTCTATCCCCGATCCAGCATACAGATCAAGATTACCAGGAATTGTGATCAACAATTTAATATTTTTCAATGACTCAATTCTCATCCACTGATAAGATTGAAGTTCTACTAGTTCTTCATAATTTTTCTGAGGATTATCTTGAAACTTTGGATCAAAGATTTGATTTGATAAAATAGTATATCTTGTGCGTCTTGGATAGTTAATAACATCTTGAATTGTCGTATCCATTGTTGTTATCGGATTCACCGATTTACTCTCATCAAGATGTGACATCTTTGACCACATCTCATCAATACTATATTGATATGCATCAACTGATAAATCTGTGCTCAAACCCATCTTGGATTCTGTTACAGTAACAGGATCAAAACCCATACTATATCCAGACCAAGCACCATGCCTTAGTCCAGTTAAGAAATCTCTTTCTTCAGGAAAAACTAAAGTCTCAATCTTATATTGATCACTTTCACTGGTGCCTGATTGTTTAGTAGAATAGACATAAGTGTATAACTTAGTATCTCCTGTAGAGAAGTTTGTTTCAGATTCTGATTGACTGTTAACACTATCGATAATTTTATCAATAGACTTGAAATGATATCCTAAAGAGTTCTCATAAAAGATAAATCCATTTTGAAGAACTCCACCTTTTTTTGCTTTACGAGTAGATCTCTGTGCAATCCAGTAAATGCAGTCAAATGGTCTCCAGTTTGGAGAAACAAATTGTTGTTTGTTTGTAGATTCTTCAAGAAATACACTTTTCTTAGTGTCAATAAATCTATTGTCTTTGCGAAGAAGTTGGTCTACAATCTCAGAAGACTCAGTAGATTTAAAGATAACCTCACTATTTCCAAATACGTTGTTTATTTCATTCTTGAAAAATTCATCACTAGCACAGTTGACAATAAATGAATCTGCTGTATTGAGTCTTGTTCTTGCCTCAATATCATATGCTCTGAGATAATAAGTTCTATCAAGAATTGTTCCAGTAATTTGAATCTTGAACAATTCAGATCCAGTCATGGCACCCATAAATCCAGATCCATCATTAAAGACAAGTTTCGCTTCTATTGTTGCTGATGTAATACTTTCATAAATTTCAAGACCCGTAATAAAATCATAGATGTCATCATTACCATCATCACTTTGAAGTTTCACCCCATCTCTAATAACACTAACTTTTACCTCAACATCCCCTGCTTCAGATCTTTGAATTGTCATTTCAGTATACCTCTCAAGGGATTAAGTGATGATGATAAACTAGATGCAATAGATTTTTGAGGTGCAGATCCTCCTCCGCCAACCATCATGGGTTGATTGTTAGATTGCTCCATCGCCATCTGCACTGCTGTCTGTGCTGCTTTTACTGCTTGACTATTTACTCCATTTTGCTGTGCAATAGCAGCGAGAGCAGTTTGAATCATACTTTGACTCTTCTCAGTTATTGCGCGACGAGCTTTATTTCTTTCATCTGTTTGTTTTTCCAGTTCTGTACTTGGTTGATCTGTCGCTTGGAATTTGCTTGCAGGCAATGCTCCAGGTGCCCCGCCAATAGTTAGTCCTGTAGAACTAGATGCTTTCCCTCCAGTGATTTGCGCTATTAAAGATTTTGCTTTTTCTGATAACGGAGTCTTAGCTTTAGACTTATCCATGCTAAAATCAACACTACCACGATTGCCAGTGTTAGAACCATAATCACCAGCACCAGGTCCACCACCTGTACCACCATTTTCAATTTCTGCTAACATGGTCTTAACACCTTTGTTACCAGCAGTGTTAAAGAAGTGATTCTTATATTGAACAACATTAACATTCTGAGAAGGATCATTAAATGCAGATCCAGTTCTAAAACCAGTTGCACCCATCAAATAGTTGATATTGTTTGATGCCACACCCTCTGCTTCTAAAGTGCCTCTGAGACCTGCTGGATTTCTTGCAAGTTCGATCGCTTCTTTAGCGGCATTCATATCCTCATCAGTTCTTGGTTTGTCGATAGATCCATCTCTTACAGGTTGATATTGATTACGACCCATAATGACGCCAGTTACACTCTCGTCATTTGCCATAAACATTCCAGGACCAACCTTTCCTGATTGAATCAATCCTGCTCTGTTAAGTACAGAACGAGCAACAAGTGCCATACCAAGTTTTCCTTCACCACCCGCTTCAGCAAGAACTAAACGCTGCAGAAGATTATACTCACTACTATTAATTTGACCATTATTATTTCTATCGCCCCCAGCTCCAGGACCTGCTTCATTTAGTATAGGAGGATTTTGCATACCCATAAATCTCTTCATCATCTGACGAAGTTTATCACCACCAGTTCCATCTTTATCAGAACCCTTTAACTTATGTAAGTCGGATCTTTCTCCTGTACCACCCCACCAGGTAGGACCATAATTATCATGAGGCGTTCTACCATCTTTATTTGACGCACACTCAGCGTGCGTCATAACATTTCTGATACTCACGTCACTTGGTTTCCAACCCCAAGTCTTAGCAACATTTGCTGCTTCAGCCATCATCGACTCAAGTTGCTTTGGTTTGGGTGCAAACGCATTCCAATTATAGTCTTTCATTGCTGCAACAGAAAGACCTACATTCCCTGTATTTCTATAATATGTGTGTGCAGTATGTTGATCGTATGGGAGATGCTTATACAAAGAACCATCACCCTGAACAGTGGTGTGATATGGACCATTCTTCCAGTTATATCCACTAGCAGTCCAGTGAAGATAAATTTGCTTATCTAAGTTGCCACCCTGAGACATGAACTTAGCTTCGGGTGCAAAGGCAGGCATGACATTTTTAGACATGGGATTTTTATACCCCTTTCCTGGTTTAAATCCACCTTGGGATTTTTGCAACATACCACCAAGATCAAATCCTTGACTCTTTGCTTCCTGAGTTCTTTTTTGAGTTAGGTGAGGTTGCGTTTTTGTTCCAGGAGTATTAAGAGGAATGACGAAAGCTCCCCCATTTGCCTTTCTAGCAACATACTCAGTTCCGTGTCCGATAAACGAGGTGGATCTCCCCCCGTCCAATGAGACTCTATATCCCGATTGTGGTCCACTAATAAATCCTCCTTGTGCTGCTTCTGGTACTGGTCCTCCTAAAGACCTTCTTCTAAGTGGGTTAAATCTTCTCCTTCTTCTTCTCCTACCGCCGCCTGGGGTTCCACCCCCTCCACGTCTACCGCCGCCGCCAGTAGCAAAATTGATTAATGCTTTGATGCTTTTAGCAATGTCAGTGATAATCTTGGTTGGATTTTTAAGGTATCTAAGACCAAGTACAATTGTTCCAATACCTACAAGTGCTTGCCCAAAACCCAACAATCGTTCTTGCCAAGTTGCATCATCTTTTAATAAATTATAGAGTCCTTCAATAGTATTGACAACTCCAAATTTTGCGACATCAAAAATAAACTTTACAACTTTACCAATAATATCAACAATCGTCTTTACCTTCTCTCTATTTTCTGGATTTGATAACCACTTGAGAGCAGGGATAAGAATTGCTGCTTTAAATAATCCGCTAAGAAAATTGAATAATCCCTCAAGAAAACTAGGAGTTTGAAATCCGTCCATGAGAGTGAACTTCGATTCCTGTTTTCTTTTCTTTACTTTAGTATAATCTGCTTTGAAATCAACTCTTTTTCTTTGAGCAGCATCCAACATTGCAAGTTGTGCTGCTTTTATACCACTAAGTATGCTTGCGAGGGAGTTTAACGTAGATCCAAGACGATTTGTTGCCTCTACATTTTTGTTGATGGTCTTTGCTAAAACAACAGTGTCATCTGACTTAACAGCAGAACTAGAAGGTTCTTTTACCTGTACAAACTTATAGAAATTAATTTTAGTACTTTTTTGTATAGTTGCCATTATCGCATTCTAGTCTGTAAAGATGTGGGAACTGCATTCACAACACCACCTCCATTATTTATTGCTACTGCTTGAGGAATGGGAACCAGTTTTTCCATAATCATTGGTATGGGAATAAATTCCATAGTTTGTTGCATTGCATATTGAGCAGAGACACCACCTTCTTTTAGCATCTGTTGACTTGTACCTTGCACTGCACCAAGAACTTTAGGATCAACTCCCAATTCTCCACCAATCTGACTTAAAGCAGTATTATAATCTCCTCCCATAGCACCTGTTACTGCATTATAAATTCCACTCATACCAAACTGTTTAGCAACACCACCAAGCACACCCGCAGGGTTAATACCACCACTCAAAATAGATCCTGCCATCTGCCCAATACCAGGATTAATCATACTTAAACCAGTTGTAGCAGCACCCATGAAGTTGCCACTCATTAGAGAACTGCCAATCTGACCAAGTGGACCAGACATAACACCACCCATTCCAGGAATCATACCCAGCATCGACATAGGATTGCCTGTAGCAAGTGTACTGAGACCTGCCATAATTGGAGCAGCACCAGGAATGAATGACGCAGCAGTTTGAACAAGAGGGTTACTTACAACACCACCGATTGCTTTGCCTACACCACCAACTGCTTTCTTAATACCTTTAACAACACCACCTAAGAACATTTCCTGAGGTTGAACAGGACCACCTCTTGAATACAGATCAACCATATCAATGGCTTCTTGACTGATTGTATCTTCATTAGCAACAACTTTATTTGCTTCTTGCGTATCTAAATCAAGTACGCCATCGTTTGGTTCTTTATTCTCATCTTCGTTAGTCTTACCCATGAACATATTGATCAATTCACCAATATTGGGTAACTTACTCAAAATACTATCAATATTAGTCTTCAATCCTCTTGCACCAACAGCATCAACTACTGCTTCTTCTCCCTGTTGCAATTGAGGAATGAAATCACGAACGAACATATATCCGTCCAAAAGCATCGATGCAACATTACCAGCACCTGCTGTAGCAAGACCAGCAATATCTAAGATACCAGAAGTACCTTCAATTAATGCACCAATAGAGTCACCATTTGCTGCTCTATCATAAGCAAATGCTAGGTTGACAATACCACCAATGACAGGAAGAATTGCAGCAGCACGTTTTCCTAACTTACTACCTGCTTGTGCAATATCACCAAAACTACCAATACCTTTCTTCTTAAGAATTGCACCTGCCTTATCCATTCCAGGCAGACCTTTAAGTTTATCAAACAGTGCTGTACCAATACCAGATGCTTTCTTAGCAATCGGATCGATAATACCCTTAATGGGAGCCATTATCTTCTCAAGGAAGAAGTTCTTAGCACCACTTGACAGAGCATCAAATCCGCCCTTCAGAGCACTACCAGCAGCAGTTGCCCACTTCTTACCCTTATTTGCAATTGCTTCACCCGCTTTAACAGTATTTTCCCAACCTGCTTTAGCTGCTTTTGATAAACCATTATATTGTTCACCTGCCCATGCAGGTAATCCTTTTAATCCTCTGTGAAGTGCTCCAAGACCTTTCTTTGTTAGATCAAGACCACCCTCCAGCGCACCAGTAAGAAAATTTCCAAATTGTTGTAATCTACCTGGTTTTGGTGGTGCTATTGGTTTTAATTTAAGTCTCTTCCACGCCTTCAGTGCTTTTGCTGCATCACCACCAGAATTTGATAATGCATTAGCATATGCTCTTGCAGCATCATCACCATACTCGGCAAGAATCTTCTTATATTGTTTTGCTGCTGCTTCACCAAACTCGTCAGCAATATTGCTTACAGGTGCTCTTCCCCTTGGACCATCTAAATCAGGATCTGCACCACTAGGATTTGTTTGTGTAGGTTTTAACGGTTTTTTAGGTTTTTTTGGTTTTCCGTCTGGATCTGGTACTACATCTACAACATCCTCTATAGTATCTGCAGTATCAAAAAGATCACTAACAAAATTTACTGCACTAAGAGTTAGTCCAATACCACCAATTGCTAGAGCAATCTTTCCAAATGCTTCTAAACGTTCTTCAAAGGTTGACTCTTTACCAAAAATAAAGTCAAGACCAGTTCCAATGGCATTGCCAATTGCCTTGCCAAATCCTACTAACTTATCAAAGACAAATTTTGCCTTTTCAAAAAATTCTTTTAATTTTACTTTATTATCTTCATCAGCCGCCCACTCAAGGACTGCTTTTGTTATAGCAAGTCCGCCAAGTTGTAATAAAAAATTACCAATGGGTGCTAAAAACTTTTCTATCCAACTAAGACTACCCTTAGCAACCCTTTTTAATTTTGATCCTGGTTTTTTCTTTACTTTGCCTAACGCAGGAGATTGTTCGACTGCTTGTTCAGTGGCAGCATCTGCTACTCTTCTTTCTCTACGTCGTTCTGCTTTTGCTCTTGCATTATCATCCTTTATCTGAGCAATAGCAATTTTTTCTAAATCTTCAAAAATCTTTCCAATAGAAGTAACCGTACTTCCTATTCTATTGGTTGCTAATACTTGTGAACGAGCAGCAGTGACTGCTGGACTAGCACTCGCTGCTGTTCCAGGATTTACAAATTTATAGACTTGTAATTTAGCCACTTGCTGCTTGTTGCTCCTTCATGCGACGTTCTTCTTCTTTTAGGAATTGCACTAACATATTCACATAAATTTCTTTTTCCCAAGGCATCAAATTATCGATGTGTTCGATATTCCATTTGTGGTGATGCATTAGTGCAAAGTTGCCCTCATAATAAGAACGGAGACTATTGTGAAGGAGAGCTACGCGAAAAAACTCGCTAGACCCTCAAGAACTACTTCACTCTCAACACCAGTATTGGGATTTGTTACCTTAATAGTATGAGATAGTTTAGGCATTTTTTCAAAAAACTCTTGAATCATCAAGAACTGCTTACTACTAAGTTGTTCAAAGAATTCAACAATTTCTTTTTTGGGAATATTAGAGCAATCATATACCTGATTAGTGTCAGAGATTGTTTCTACACAACTTGCTGCCATATCAAATACTTGATCAACTTGATTCCCATCTTCGCCAAAGTTCATTTGAACAAATGTCTGAAGACTGGGATATCCCATAGTAACAGCAACTTCATCAGAAAGTTTAATATCTTTCTTATGTCCTCTAGTTTTTACAACTTTAATTTCATCAAGAGGAATAGAAACCTTAACTTCAGTTTCTTCATCATCAGGGCAGGTAATCATAATATCTACACTTTCACCAACAGATTTTGTGCGAATCTGTAAGAATAAGTATTCAATATCAAATGTAGAGAGGTTATCGACATCTTTGACGTCTGTACACTCTTTAATAATATCTTTAATTGCAGTTACAATACCATCTTGTTCACCAGTTTCTGTTGCCAGAAGAAGAATCTTTTCTTCTTTAACAAGGAATGGTCTAAAATTTACCGTTCTGTTATCAGAAGGTAGTTTCAATTTGTACTTAGGTACATTTAACTTAGGCAATGCCATGAAATTTATATTTCAATTCAGTAATTTTATTTATGTAGTTATTAGACAACCGTGTTCCTATCTGTACTAGGATCTGTAAAGTTGTCACTATTCGCAGGAACAGTAATACCACCAAGTGTACCTGCATCATCAAATTGATCTTGAGTGAAGAAGCGGTATCTCTCATAATAGAAACCAACGGATAATGACATCAGTTTAGCTTTATCATTGTCCAATTGCACCGATCCGATATTATATGGATATAAATTCCGTAGTTCCCAAGCAGCAGTTAATTGATATTTTTTTGCATATAACTGATTTGCTGTTCCACTCTCCCTTAATGCACGAATCATTGTAGGGTCACTGATTACAGCATCTCCACCACCTCTTTCCCACTTATAGACATACATTTGTGGGCAAACATAGTCATCATAATATCTGGTGTATTGCTCACTATCACTTGCCATCAGAGTAGTCCATCTCTCAAAGAAATTTCTTGAATATTGAGATCTGGGCATTGTAAAATTAATGTTGATCTGACTATATGCAGTATTTGTTGCATACTTGAATGGTGCTCCAACGTAAGGAGTCTGACCAGTAGTAATTTGTTTACTTGGTAAATTGACGCTGGTGGCATAATAATCCAACATCCAATCTAGATCAGTGGTTTCAACTTGCAGATTGCTACCTGCCATCCCTTCAGATCCCTGCCTCATCATGGGTGGGGTTGCAATTCTCACTGAAAAGAGATTTGTTGTACTAGGATTATTGTCCCTTCCCTTTGTATTGGCAAGGAATTCCTGAAAAGAATTATATCTAGCTCCTTGGGGATTTGGAATTGCCATTAGACCTTAAGTTCCTTTTCTGTAATTAACATAAACTCCCAACCATTATCAACACAAAATTCAGTTGCTGCTTTCCACTTTGCTTGATTGACAGCATATGTCACAACTTCATTAATATATCGTTTAGTGTGTCTCTTTTGAGTCTTGGGTTCTTTAGTTTGTTTGTATGGTTTTACTTCGACCAAGTATTTCCTTTTTCCAATCTTGACATAGAAATCTGGAAAATATCTATGCCTTTTTCCATCAACAGGTGAAGTGTATGGAATAATTATCTCTTCACTCCCCCATTCAGATACCGTAGGGGTAATATCACACCATTTCATAAATTTATACTCCCATGAGGAGCGGTAAATCACGTTATTAGGGTCACCTTTATACTTCCTTGGAAAGGAAACACGGTACTTACCTTGATATCTCATAAATACATAGAGGTCACATAGTATTTAGGTGTTATTTTGACAGTATACCGTTACCCACTAAATCCACCTGTCACAGGTAGTACTGCAGTAGAAAATCCTACGCAGATGGTGGACTATGTGATGTTTCAAAGAAAAAGAATTAATTATGATGATAAAAATGGATCAAATTACTATGGACTAAATGTTCCTAATAATACGGTAGCAACTGAAAACAATAAGGCGCGTGTATACATCGCAATGCCGCAAGATCTTCAAACTGCTTATCAACCAACATATCGTAAAGTTGATATGGGCGTCATTGGAATGGGAATGGCAGAAGGTCTATCATCGTCTGATCTTGACGGTGTTGTTACTGCTTTACAAAATGCAGCAGGAGCAGCAATTCCAGAACTTACAATGGGAGCACTATCACAAGCTGCCCAAGGTGCTGCTCAAATGCTAGGTTTAGCAGGCAATGCGGATGCAAACGCTATACTAGCATTAACTAAAGGAAAAGTCTTTAACCCATATTCTGAACAATTATTCAGCAATATGCAGTTTAGATCTCATAATTTCTCCTTTAAAATGTTCGCTCGTAGCGAAAGAGAATCACAAGAAATCAATAATATTATCAAATATCTGAAACAGGGTTCTCTACCCATATATGGCGATTCTGATACTGGAAAGGCAGCTCGCTTTTTTGAAGTTCCTGATAAATTTGACATTAAGTTTGTTCGTTTAGATCCTAGTTCAGGTACATTAAGTGATAGCGAGGATCTTCATTATAAAATTCACACATCTGTATGTACAGGTGTTAGTGTAAACTATACTCCAGATGGTCAATATAATGCTATCAAGAATAATAATCTTGGTACAGGAGATGATAAACCATTACAAGTTCCTGTAGTTTCGGTTAATGTTAGATTTACAGAAACTCAACTTGTAACTCAGCAACAAATTAAAGAAGGATACTAAAAATGGCAGGATATTTTTCTTATTTTCCAAATGTTTATGTTGGAGAAGGTGTTTCAGATGATGAAAACTTTAAGTATCGTCTGGTAAAAAATATTTTTAGAAGAGTCAAAGCAAGACCCGATTTAAGTGAATATTCTACATTATTTGAAGCATATTCAATTGGACCAGGTGAGACTCCTCCAATTCTTGCTGAAAAATTGTTTGATGATCCATTTGTAGATTGGGCAATCTTACTAATTAACGATATCATTGATGTATATGAACAGTGGCCAAAAAGTAGAGATCAATTAGAACGATACGTATCTGAAAAATATACTGCTGATAAAGTAGATGCAACTCATCATTGGGAAACAAACGAAATCTTATATAATGATATTGTCTTTATAAAGGAGGGTATTGAAGTTAATGAAAATTGGAGAACTGTATTGCCCGATGGAACAACTAAAACTAAAGATGAATCAATCTATGAAGTAACTAACTGGGAACATGAATATTTCAAAAATGAAGAGAAAAGGCAAATTTTAATTCCAATTGGCAATATGCTACAAATTATGATTGAAGAATTTGAAGAGTTAGTTGCATATGAACCTCATATTGAATTGGATAAATCAAACAACAAACAAACCAAATTAAATATTGCATCTAGATTCTTGAACAACACTGGTTCTGTTTCCTTTGCAAGTTTGATTGAATCTCAATTCAATAGTTCTGCAGCAGACATTACTTTCAATGATGGACCCTCTGCTAGTGCTGGAGTATCGAGTGACCCCGCTCCAACAACCACCACAACAACCACCAGCACGGCAGCAGCAACAACTACAAGCACTACAACACCTACTCCGACACCAACACCAACACCCACTCCAAGTCCTACACCTACTCCGAGTCCTTCTCCAAGCGGAGGTGGGTATGGAGGATATTGATCCCAGCGACTTTTATAATTTAGACATAACAAAAGACGGACTTGCATTGATATACAGGTCCGTCTGTTTTCATCTGGAGAAATGGGCGGGTGGTGACCCTAGAGAGCAGGAAGCACTCGTTCAGTTAAAAGATAACTTATTTCGTATTATTCTTGAAAAAACCTTAGAGACCTAATTTTTGGCGGGAAAATTTTTCCGCCTTTTTGGGAATCAAAGGTCGATTTTGGTTTTACCCTCCATCAATTTGACATCCGACCATCGCACCACCGACAATACCTAGAGGGATTGCCCAGAGACGACCATC